GTAAGGTCAATGCCATGACGGTTGTCGAGCGCGTCCGCAAGCATCGCGCCAAGAAAGCAATTTCCGTTACACGTAACGAATATTGTTTCCTGTGTGGCGGCAAGCTCACCGAATGTTGCGGTACTTGCAAGATCGTCCAGAGGTAATGCAGTGACTACCGGGACGATACAGACGATTTTAGTTTGTGTGCCGTCTACCTTTGCGCAAGCTCCTTGCCCAGCTGGGCAAGCGGTTACGGCGATGCAAGCTTATGTGCTCGATGCATCGCAGCAGGCTCATTATGAGGCGTCCGTGGCTCCCTTTGATTATGTCTACGCGGCAGGCCTTTGGTCAATCGCGTTTTCCATGGTTGTTGGTCTGTTCCTGCTTTCACGAAGTGCAGGAACGATCCTGAATTTCATTCGCGGTCGCGTTTGAATATCGTCCGGGCGTTTCCCGGTATTTTTAATTTGAAGGAGATTTACATGTATCAATCTGCCAAAGAAAAAGCAAACAAGCTGGCCGCTAAGGTTGCCGGTGTTGCTGCTGGTGTTGTCGCTACTGGCTCGGCTTTCGCTGTTGGCCCGGATTTGACCCCTTTGACCTCTGCCGTTGACTTCGGCACAGTCACTGTGGCCGTTCTGAGCATCGCCGGAATGCTGGCTGTGGTGTACGTGGCTGTCAAGGGTGCGTCCATCGGCTTGGCCATGTTGCGCGGCCGTTAATTCGGGGCCGTTCTGTAGTGCTTGGGGGAGTGGCCTTGCGGCTCTCCCCTAATTTGTTTCAACAGGGGGTTTTATGGCTCAGATTGATTTCTCGCCCTTCATTTCCAAGATCGCCATTGGCGGTGTTGTGCTTGCGGTTGTTTCGATTGCGGCGACCATTGCTGTGGTGCTTGTTGCGCGAACCGGTGCCGGTCAAGCCCTTGGCATGCTGTTCAACAAGTTTGAGCAAGCCGGAAAAGAAAAATCCTTCCAGGATCGCTACCGGCGCGAAAAACGCAATTGTGAATATCGCACCTGGAAGAAAAACAAAGGTCTGTTCTGATGACGGCCAATGATCTCTGGTATCTCTTTATTTTCGGCTGGGGCATCGTGTCCGGCCTGGCTGTGGTTCATGGTTTGGCGGGGTGAGATGATGACGCGCTTTTTCGTTTTTTTGTTGGTATTGCTGGTGCCTGCCCATTCGATGGCTGCTGCGGTGCCAGCTTATTCTCCGCGGTTCGGTAATGCAATGGCCGGGGTGGTTAATCAAAAGGTTGCGGCGCGTGGTTTCGCTGCCAATGATCCAAGATTTATCGCGACCGAAACGATGATAGGCACGGTGCTTACTGGCGCTGCTACAGGCCTAGCGGTTTCTGCAGGGCTTCCGTTATGGGCAACCATCGCAGTTGGGGCTGTAGCTGCGGGATCCGTTGCTCTCGGTGTTGGCGCCGTCACACAGTGGATTTTTAACAGCGACGGTACTGTGACTACTGCTTCGACTTCCCCAAGCGGGCTTGTTTCCCAAGGCGTTACGACTGGTCAGCTTTGCTATTCGGCTGATTTCGGTAGTTCTCCTTATTGTGGTGGTACGCTCCAGGAAGCGTTTTCGATGTGGCAAGTAGGGCGTGGTGCGACGGGTTGGTCTGATGTTGTTTTTACACAGACAGGTGTTGTTCAGCCTAGCGGCGGCTATGTCAATAACGTGAACTGGAAAGCTGTAGTGGGTGGCGTGACGTATACGCCGTCTTCACAAATTTACCCGAGGTCGGCGACTATCACTTGTCCGGCTGGTCAGGGTCAATCTGGTACTTTATGCGTCAACAGCCAATTGGCAAGCTGGCCGACAAGTACGCCGGCGCCGGCACAACCGAAGACTATTTCGGCGGCGGTGGCCGATGTGCCAGATAGCGATATGGTTAAGCAGGCCAGTCCTCAATTGATGGCTCAAGCAGTTAATAACGCATGGCAGAAGGCAGCACAGCAGCCAGGTTATCAAGGCGTGCCTTATACGGCTTCTGAACCGGTGACGCCGCAGGATGTGAGCGCCTGGCAGCAGGCGAACCCTACCGTTTATCCCACGGTAGGCGATATGTTGTCACCGGCTGTTCCTCCAGGTACATCCGTTGTTCCACAACCGGTTGCGCCTGGCACGGTTGCATCACCGGGAACTGCGACAGCGCCAGCAGGTACGCCCCAGGTGAATTTGGGTACTGATCCCGTGGTTCCGTTGCCGATTCTTGAGACGACGCCGACAGCGCAAATGATTCTTGCCCCATTGCTCGGTTTGTTCCCTGACCTAAAAACATTTGCAGTGCCGTCACATTCGTCGCAATGTCCGAAGCCGTCCATGTCCTTATTTGGTCGGAATTTGATGCTGGACGGCCATTGCACATTATTGGAAACGGTGCGGCCTACTCTTTACGCCATCATGGCCGCGGTGTGGGTGATGATCGGATTTTTTATTATCTTGGCGGCATAACTCACTTTCGCGCGCGAAAGTTATCTGGGGGTTTCCATGTTCGGCATTCTCATATCTGCTTTTAATACCGTGCTGGCGTTCGTCCTTCGTTCGCTGCTGGTTAAATTTGTGGTGTTCTTCGCCTTGTGGTTCATCACAACGGAATTTATCGCGATTCTTGTGCCCATGCTTCCGACTTCTGCTGCACTGTCGTCGAGCCTTGGCGGCATTCCGGCTGCGGTGTGGTATTTCCTCGATCTTTTTAACGTGTCTGCTGGAGTGCCGATATTGCTGTCGGCATTCGTTACTCGTTTCATCATTCGGCGGTTGCCGGTGATTGGTTAACTATGCCCATTAACGTCTACACGGGTTTGATGCGCTCCGGTAAGTCTTTCGAGGTCGTGAGTCAAGTTATTCTCGAAGCGATTGCTCAAGGTCGCCGCGTGGTGACTAACGTCGATGGCATTTCAAACGACCTGGTGCGGCATTACATCATCGAAAAACGTAAGATTGACCCGGACAAGTTGGGTCAGATTCTGCACGTGGTCAATGAGGATGTTTTCAAGCCCGATTTCTTCCCATATTACGACGATCACCGGGGGGAGCATACCGACACTATCGTGCAACCTGGCGACTTGGTGTGTATTGATGAGGCGTGGCGCTTTTGGGGGTCAGATTGCAAGCTGCACAAAAATCACAAGTCGTTTTTCCTCGAACACGGCCATTTCACGAATGCCGATACCGGTGTGGCCTGCGATTTGGTGTTAATGATTCAGGACATGGGCGTATTGCATCGCTTCGTCAAAAATGTAGTGGCGTTCTCATTCAAGACTCACAAAAAGGTTTCTCTCGGCATGGGCAACACCTACAGCGTGACGATGTGGGAAGGCTCCAAGCAAACGCGGGCAGTGGAAATCGGCAACTGGGTGCGTCGTTACGAAAAAGATATTTTCCCGCTGTATTCCAGTTTTAAGGATGGGGCTGATGGTAAGACGGTAAATATTGATAAGCGGCAAAACATTTTCTCGGGCAAGCGCATTTGGATTGTCGCCCTGTTGTGCATTGTCGGCGGTGGTTTCGCTATGCGTAACATTTGGCATTTCTTCCACCCCGTAGACCCGGCGAATACGATCAAGGCTGAGCCTGTCAAGGGTTTGACGGGTGTGGCGACCTCCGCTGGCCTCACTTCGCCTGGCATGCCGCCTTTTTCACCTGATTGGCGCGTTGCCGGGGTATTGGTGGTCGGCGGTCTCGGGCAGGTGCTTATGGTCAATGGTTCCGGTCGAATTCGCGCCGAATCGCCGTCCTTGTTCCAGCTTGAGGGTATTGCTCGTGTCGGCCAGGTTGATGGGCAACGGGTAACTACATTTTCGGGGCATCCTGCTGTACCTGGTGGCGTTGCGGTTGCGCCGTCCAGTCCTTTCGGAAGCGATAAAAAATGAATCGCCTGTTAATTATTTTCCTCTTAACCTGGAGTGGGTTTTCCTGTGCTGCGCCAGCGGGTGTTCGGTTCGAGCTTGACGGTGTATTGGTGTCCCAGGTATTGCGCATGCTTTACTCGGATGCGCTTAAAACTGATTACGTGCTCGATCCAGGCGTGCTGAATGATGCTCGCTTGGTTTCGTTTCGCTACGACAGCGCCAAGGGCGGGATACGTGCTTTCGTGTCGAAGTTTTTGGACTCGATGGGCTATCAGGTCGAACATATCGGCGGTGTCGATTTCGTGAGGCTCAAGCCAGTGGAATTGGCCAAAGAACAGGAAACGGATGCTTTTGTCTATCGCGTCAAGTATCGGGACGGTTCTTACCTGGTAGATTTGTTGTCGCCTCTTTTCAAGGGGTCGTTCACGGTTCGTCGTCTGGTGCAAGCGCCGCCTGGTGATAAGTCTGCGGTTGCTGCCTCGCCCCCTGGATCGGCCGCAGCCAACATTGAACGTAGCTCCGACACGTTGGTATTTAACGGCACGGCCAAGGAGATTGCAAAGCTTGAAAAAATACTCCCTCAAGTCGATGTGCCTGACGGTGAGGTGATGGTGCGCGGCGTGGTCTACGAGGTAAGCGCGTCGGATAAAGATGGTTCAGCTTTTGGCTTGCTGGCAAACATGCTTGGCGGTAAACTTTCAATCGCCATTGGCAGTACCAATCCGGTAGGCAATTTTGTTCGTTTCAAGAATGTTGCCTTTGATGGCATCTACTCGATGCTCAGTCAGGATAGCCGTTTCAAGGTTATATCCAGCCCGGCGCTTCGTATTCGGTCGGGTGCTGCTGGAACATTCTCTGTAGGCCAAGACGTGCCTGTTCTCGGGTCAGTGAGCTATCCCAGCAACGGTCAGGCGGTGCAAAGTGTCGAATATCGCTCCAGCGGGGTTATTTTCAACATTCAGCCCACGGTGCGCGAAGGGGTAATCGATCTCAACATTGACCAGCAGCTTTCAAACTTCGTCGCCACCACTACAGGGGTGAACAACTCTCCCACGCTGACGAAACGCGCGTTGAAAACCTCGGTAGTAATGCAGGACGGCGATTTGATCGTGCTTGGAGGCCTGGCCGAGAGCAAGGAAAGCAATAGTCGTGATGGGCTCTCATTTTTGCCCAAATTCTTGCACTCAACCGGATCAGAGAACAGCCGGTCGGAAATTTTGCTTATTCTTCAAGTGCAGCGGATTTGACGGCGCGACTTTCGCGCGCGAAAGTACCACTATGACTAATGACAAAAAAGAAAGTATTGATTTTTGATCTCTGCTTTTTACGGGTGTAACAAATCTTCGGCCTAGTGACAGACTGTTTCCATGCCTGCAAACTTGTCAGTAAGTGGCAATAACCGCATGATATTTAATGTTATTGTCTTTGTCATGCACTGTTTGCCTTTGACTCCCGGCGCTTGATTTTTGATTCTCGCCGCTATTGATCTTTGACCCCTGGGTGCCGCACACTCAACTTTCGCGCGCGAAAGTGAATTCATCGATATGTCGGTGGATGCTCTTTACTTTTGCCACATAGGTTGTGTTTCATGGCATAGGCGCTTATCCGTCACACAATTTAAAGGTTCAAATGAAATACAGGAAATATTCCCTTGCCGCGCTTATTCCATTGATCTGGTGCGCCAATTTGTTAGCCGCTCCAGTGGAATTCGACACAAAGGATGCACATGTAATCGTGGTTCGACCTGTTGACGCTTGGTCAGGGGACGCATCGGTGTCTGAGGATACATTGGATGCGATACGCGACCGGAAGGCCGCATTCTCCGTAGTCACCACCAGCGTCAAAACAGGCAAGGTCATCGACGTAGACGGCGATAGGGATCACCCCGTTACAACAGGCGTTCAAAACGCGCTCTTCAAACAAAACATTAAATTTTCCTATGTCGGAAAATCTGGTTTTATGGTGGGCGGCCCCATCGCCGTTTCTCCCGCTGAAATGCCGGCGGTCAACCAAGCTCAAACCGAGTATTTCAAACAATTTGTGATTTTACAGGGCGATCCAGAAGCTTTGTCCGGCAAAGTACGCACCAGCAAATTCTTTGGCGGCGTTCTAGCATTGGGCGCAACCGTTTTCGCGATGGACAAATTCGGCGCAGTCATCGGCTCGCAGGCCACTTTGGGCAGCGGCATCACCGATGACATTTACCGCATAGCAGCAAAAAACCGTGGCGCGCTCGCCCCCGTCAATCTGCCCAACGTGGATTTCACGAAATACAAAACCGTGGACGTTCGCAAAGTGACGGGTGCGGCTGATCGCCTGGGACAAATCATCATCGCGTACAAGGAAGACAAAACACCCGAAGCCGAACAAGAGGCGTTGATTCAGGCCATCGTAGTGACAGCTGGCGCCGATACCACGGTAGCCGAGGTTGAAAAGTCACGCGCGCTGGACTTGGCGAACCGCATGTCGATCTGGAACGCCTGCATTGCTGACCCTATGTGTAAACACGATTAAGGGCATCCGCCATGCCTGGAATCAACCCTTCCGAGAAGAAGTCTCCTATTCGTTCAATAACAGATAACAGATAACAGATAACAGATAATGTTTTGATCGTATCCTTCAAGGAGCTGTGACCATGAAGTGCCCATGCTGTGGAGCGACCGAACTGATCCACGACACCCGCGATATGCCCTATATCTACAAGGGCGAAACCACCACCATTCCAGCGGTGACGGGCGACTTTTGCCCGGCCTGCGGCGAGGTCGTTCTGAGCCGCGAGCAAGGCGACCGTTACAGCGAGTTGGTCGGGGTGTTCCAGCGGCATAAGCCCAGCCGTATCTGAGCGGAAGGCTTGTCAAGGGCGGGGCAAAAAGAATTTTTCGGGTGATGGCCGTCGATCAGCCCAGGCGGTATTCTTGCGGCGACGGTGGCGTACCGCAGTCTATCGCGAAAAATTGTTTTTGAACCGGCGAAGCGCAACCTTGACGAGACTGGAGCGAGCCCACGCTATCAGCAGGGGTGCAGGGAAGGTTTTTCTCCCTGCACCCCTGCCACGTGGCGAACGCGGGGTGTGGGGCGGCGCCTCACGGTTTGCTTCTGCTGCGGCACCAATAGTCGGTAGGTATAGGGGGCGCCTCAGAAAACGGAATTTAAAGTACACTAAGGAAAGAGTGGTCATGTACGGCTAATTGCCGTATAATAAAATCAGGAGGGTAAACCCATGCCACAAACCATTTCCACCGCTCGCCTCGAAGCCCGGATCAGCACCGATCTGCATTCAATGCTCAAGCGTGCCGCTGAACTTCAGGGCCGAACCATGACCGATTTCGTGGTGGCCGCCGTACAAGTCGCCGCCCAGCGCGCCATCGAGCAGGCCGAAGTCATCCGCCTATCGCTGGCCGATCAGGAGTGTTTTGCACAGGCGCTGCTGTCGCCGCTGCAACCGGCTCCGGCCTTGGAACGTGCTTTCGTTCGTCGTAGCAAGCTCTTGCGCACTGAATGAACAGCGCGCCGTTCCGGCTTGCGCCGCTCGATATAGCGTATGACCGTGCCGTGTTCACCAGCGGTTCCGAGCCGCTGGATCGTTACTTACGGGAGCAAGTTACCCAGGACGTTCGCCGACGTGTGGCCGCCTGCTTTGTGGCGCTGGCTGACGGGCAGTGCATCGCGGGTTACTACACCCTGGCGTCGGCAAGTCTGCTGTTGGCCGATCTGCCAGCCACGACGGCCAAGAAGTTGCCGCGCTATCCGACCGTGCCAGCAGTACGGATGGGCCGCCTGGCGGTCGATCAGGCATTCAAGGGGCAAGGTCTTGGCGGTGCGCTATTGGCCGATGCACTCGACCGTGCCGCCCGCTCCGAGATTGCCGCCTATGCCTTGATTGTCGATGCTAAGGATGAAGCTGCGGCAGCCTTCTATCGGCATCATGGGTTCATTGCGTTACCCGACTCGCCGCTGACGCTATTCTTGCCGCTGGCAACGGCGCTTGCGTCTCGGAAAACGGACAACAAAGCACGTTAAGGGGTTCTAAGCCAAAACACGCAGAATCTTTATTGTGCAATATTGGTAGCAGTTTTACCCCGAACTCATCCGCGACCCGCCCCCTATACCTACCGACATGCGGTCACCAGTTACATTTATCGATACGCGATCAACGGCGACATTGTGAAGACAATGGGTTCAACAAAGGTTCAACGCTATAGCAGTTTAGCGAAGTCTAACGAGGTCAAAACAGTTGCAACCTGTTGATTTGTTGTCTAGTGAAGTCCAGCGAAGTCTATTTTAAGGGACTCATAATCCTTTGGTCCACGGTTCAAGTCCGTGCGGGCCCACCATATAAACAAGAGCTTAGGGTTAACACCCTAGGCTTGTTAATCAGCGTGCAAAACTGACCAGGAAACCGGGGTAAACAGCGTCCAAAT